GTTTCTGTGGCGGTGGTGTGGGTGGTGGTGGTGTTGGTGGTAGTAATGCTGGTGCTGGTGGGCAACCCGGTGCTGGAGTTATTTATGCTGGTAAGCCTGGTACAGGCGGAGCGGCTGGTCCAGGTGGTGCAGGCGGTGGTCCAGGTGGTCCAGGTGGTGCAGGCGCTGCACCTGATAGTGGATATGCAGGCGGAGGTGGTGGAGGTGGAACATATGGTGGTTATGGTGGTTATGGTGCAATTAATAATGCAGCAGATGGTAGACTTGGATGTGGCGGGGGTGGGGCTAGTGGTAGCGCTACTGGTACTCCTGGAAAAGGTGGCGATGGTGTAATACTATTTACACTAGTATTACAACAATAATCTTATGTCCGGTTTTGATTACAACAATAATACACAATATGAGTATTATTATTGCAAGACCATTTCTAACCTTTTTCTAGATGAGTTCTCCTGGCACAGTTGCCATAAATAGTGCTCCACTTATTTTAAGAACCGCAATAAATCGACCTTCTAATACAACATATGTATTAGGCCTATATGATATTCCAATTTCTAGTAATCGGGTCTTTATTACTTCAACAAATGGACTTATTGTACCAACAGATGCTCCATATATATCATCATTCGCAGTATCTAGTTTATCCATATCTACTTTAATTGATAGTACGGGCAATTCAGGTGCACAATTCAATGTTCTTACGGATAATTCTTTTAACAAGACATTCTGGACAAATAGCCTTGCACTCAATAATCTAACAGCAAGTACAATTAGTACCAATACTTTATTAGCGTCAACGCTTGTTGATAGCAAAGGTATATCTGGAGCTCCGTCAAATGTACTTACTGTAAATTCGCTTCTACAAACACAATGGTCAAATAATCTCACACTCAATAATGTAAATACTAGTACAATTAGTACAAATACTCTATTGACCTCTAGTTTTTTTGATAGTCTAGGTAATCAAGGTGCACCAGGATATTTACTTATAGCAAGTACAAGTGGGAATAGTGTGTGGAGCAATAACATAGTTCTCAATAATCTATATCTAAGTACAATCCGCACAAATTTATTATTAGCATCTACAATAATTGATAGTAAAGGGCTAACAGGTGGTATTATGACTGCAGATTCAAATGGAAATACATTATGGACAAATAATATTATAGTGAGCAGTATAAGTACAAATACTCTTTCTACAAATGTATTATCAGTATCAAGTCTATCGGATAGTACGGGGTTCTATGGTGCACAATCCAATATACTGACTGCAAATTCACTCGGCAATAGTATCTGGACGAATAGTCTTGCACTTAATGCTATGATAATAAGTACAATTAGTACAAATAGACTATTAGCATCTACAATTGTTGATAGTCAAGGTACATTGGGGAGTTCTGGTAATGTAATAATCGTAAATGGGAATATTCAGACACAATGGTCTCCAACTATTTATCTTGATAATCTTACTACAAGTACAATTAGTACAAATCTAGCTAGTACTAATATTAGTTTAGTCAATACAATAAGTACAAGTATAATAAGTACTACTACATTAACTGCTGATTCATTTACAACCTCCTCAATAACTGTGTCAGGCAATTTGACATTCAATACTGCGAATGGAAATAATCTTAGTACAAATACTTCCTATACAAACTCATTATTAATATCGTCTCTTAATCCATTATCTTTTTTATCATTTAGTACTGCAAATACTAATAATATTAATGTAAGTACCTTATCCACTAATTTTCTAATAGCTTCATCACTTACTGCAAATTCCCTTATATCGTCAATGGTCGTGTTTGGGAGTACAATTAGTACAAATAAAATACAGATGTATAATATTTATGATAGCATTGGTTCATCGGGTTCAATACGTAAAGTATTAGCGTCAAACGGTACAAATATTTATTGGTCATCAATTTCTACTATTGTAGATGGCTATTGGAAATTGATTGGTAATGATATTATAAATAATAATAATGCACCTGTACGAATAAGTACTACTTTATCTACAAATACCATAAATACTAGTACAATAACTGGAAATAGTATAGTTGTATCATCATTGATTACTACTAATTATATCAGTTCATCAACTATAGCCCTATGTAATACAATTAGTACAAATACATTTCTAATTTCTACACTATTTGATAGTTCTAATTCATCGGGTTCATTAAATCAAGTACTATTAGGAAATAATGGTACTAATATTTGGGGAAATCTAAATAGTATCGTAGCACAATATTGGAATACTACAGGAGATATAATTAATAATAATAATACAGGTGTGGTTAGAATATCTAATTTATCAACAAATATAATAAGCACAAATATAGTAAGTACAACTACAATATTTGTAAGCTCATTGATGACAACATCATCATTGACTACTGGAGCCATTTCGTTTAATATAATGAATGGTAGTACGACTATAACATCTGCAGTAAGTACCAATTCAATAAGTACCAATTCAATAAGTACCAATTCAATAAATATTAGTTCACTCATAACATCTTCTTTGAGTACATCGGCTACTTTGTTTTTCAGTCAAATAGCGGGTAGTCCCGTTATTACCAATATTTTTAGTACAAATACAATTAGTACAACTACAATTAGTTCATTGACCGCATCTGTATCTTCATTGGTAGGATTATCATCCATAATTATTTCTAGTAGCCTTCAATTTAATACAATTAGTAATAAAAACTTTACTACAAGTAGTATCGCAGTATCTAGTATATTTGATAGTAATGGTTTAAGTGGTACGAATAATCAAATATTAGCATCATATAATACAAGTACAATATGGTCAACATTTAATGTAGGAGGATATTGGAATCCGAATAGTAATAATATTACTAATAATAATTCAGGTGCTGTTCAAATAGGAACATTAAGCACAAATACAATTAGTACATCTAGAATTAGTACATCAATTATTAATATTAGTTCACTAATGACAAATTCATCACTAAGTACTAATAGCTTATTTTATAATCAAATAAATGCAAATATATTTAATGTATCTACAATGTCTATAAATTATCAACTTTTAGATAGTTATGGTTCAGCTGGATTGACGGGATCCATTCTAAGTTTGGATACATATACTAATACTCAATGGCAACCAAATTCTATAAGGAGTACTTTTACTTTTACGGGTGGAAGCGCAGGCGCAGGAACATACACTGTACCTGGAAATAGTTCTAATTTGTATTTAATGTTGTATACCTTAGTTGGTGGTGGGGGAGGAGGTGGGGCTGGTGGTATATATGCGGGCGGTGGTGGCGGAAGCGGTTATACAACATCAGGATTTATAAATATAGTTGGCAATGTACCTATTGCTTATACAATTGGCTCAGGAGGTTCAGGTGGTACTAGTGGAACAAATGCTGGAAATGGTGGAAATGGAACAAGTACACTTATTACATGTTCTACGATTGGTTATGGTATTAACTTCGGAGCTGGCCATGGGTACGGCGGTTATAATGGAATAATTGGTGTTTCTTTTGGGTACGGTATTGGCGGAAATGGTTTATGTGGTGGAGGTGGGGGTGGAAATCCTGATTTACCTGGATTCGGTGGTTCTGGTACATATCCTGGTGATCCTGCATCGGGTACACGAGGTGGTAATGGAGGTGGCCCTGGTGGTGTTGGTGGTCAGCTTGGTGGCACTATTTATACAGGTGGTGGAGGTGGTGGTGGTACACGAGGTGGTAATGGTGGTGCTGATGGTGCTGATGGAAATGGGAAAAATGGTGCGTATGGTGCAGGAGGAGGTGGCGGTGCTGGTGCTGGTAACATCAATTATACTGGCGGTAGTGGTGGTGCAGGAGTAATTACATTTTTATTTATATCACTAAGATAGATTATGCTGGCTCCACAGGAATCTTCCAAAAAGAACCATTTAAATTAATTAGTATAGATGATGTATATGCGGGACCTGTAAATGATGTTGTTGAAAAAGTACTCGGTATCATAGTTAAACTTGAAAATATTATACTTTGTATAGAAAGATCATTTGACCAATTAGTATTACCATTAGACAGTGATGTAAGTACGTAACCAGAACCAGGGGGGCGATTACCTGTACTGTCATATATATCAGTTGTATATATATTAGCTCCAGTAAATTTATTACTAGATATATTATAACTATATATATTACTGCCATTTATAATAGTAGTACCACGTGTATCACTACTATTTATTGAACTAAAAGCTATTGTACTTATTCCTCCATTTGCTATTTGTATATTTCCTGTACTTATAGAATCTGTATTAAAACTACTCAAAGAAAGTGTACTTGTCCAAAGAGTATTACCATTAGGTCCTGATGCAAGTACATAACCAGATCTAGTGGGGCGAATATTTGTACTGTCAAATATAACAGTTGTATATATATTAGTTCCTGTAAGTGTTGTAGCATTAAGTGTTGTAGCGGTAAGAGATGTAGCGGTAAGTGTTGTAAATGTTGCATTAGATACAACATTTAAATTACCACCTTGTATTTGAATACTTGGTGTACTTATAAGAATTGATGTATTTTGCTGAATATTCAAAGTATTGCCAATGATGGTATTTGATGGTGTACTTATAAGTACAGAATTACTTTGCTCTATATTTAGATTACCACCAATGAGTGAAACAGTGTTTGTAGTATCATTTATACCTGGTTTAATAGTAGATATTTGTATTGAATTGTTCACTGGATTATAAAATGATGATATATTCGCATTTGCATTTTCTACAATACTTATAATGGTAGAATTGATAATTGTACTCGCTTGCTCAAGTTGTTGTTGTGTTGCATAATTTGTTGGAATTGAATACGGTGATACTAAAAATGGATTTTGAATATTAGGATTAAATAAAGGTGGTGAATTGTACCTATATTTATCCGTTATTCTCTGATTTAGCTTATTAAATCTTATTTCATTTCCACCCAGCCCATTCCTATCCATTTTACTATCTACATATTTTTTCTTTATACCAACAATTATACAAATAAGAATGGCATAAAGAATGGCATAAAGAATAAATACTGAACACATCAATAGAATGAGTAGGCAGGTTGATACACCACACTACTATGCACCTTATGATTCGGGAGATGATACGACAGTAGAATCAGATGATGAATCAGACGGTAATCAACTGCCAGATTCTGAAGACTATCGTATTCGTCGTGAAGAAGACCCAAGATATGCAATTATTGCTGCAGCGGGGCCTAATTTTGATACCTCTGCCCTGCAAATGAAATATATGCAGGGTGCAATGGGTTCTGAATATGATATTACTACAAATATTACATCCTATGCCAACTATACATACTTAAATCCGCCAAAAACAACACAAAGTAATCTTTTTACACTTAAATCCTCCAACCGTGATACAAAAGTATGGCCAACCCCGTTTCGATTTCAACTTAAAACACCCCGTGTATACAAAAATGTAACTAAATTTCAGCTTGTTAATATCAATATTCCTTACAGTGTAACATCTGTTGGCAATATTGATGTTTTTACGAGCAGTTTTTATAATTATTTTTCATCAATAGGATATGCTAATTCCTGTATTAGTTGTTGTCTTAATTATGCAACCAATTGTGGAACAAGTCTTACTTCATTTGGTATTATTGAACAAGGACGCAGTGAAATAGGCCAACTCCTAACAAAGATTGAAGTTCCTCCTGGAAGTTATAATAATGCCCAACTTGCAACGGAACTTACATTACAATCCAATAGTACACCTCCATTTGTATGTATTTCGTATCAGGACTTTCAGGATGAATTCAGAGTCACACGGGATATCGGATTATTATTTAATGAACCAGGTGATAACTTTATATCAGGTATAACCAAACAGCGATTTGGACGACACTCCAAAGATACAATAATGAATCAATACTATACACAACAACATTTAGATAGTTTTCCCGTTATTAACGAACAGATTGCATTCAATGCCTATTACTATCCTGTTCTCAAAGAACTTCTAAATCGTAGAGCCGGCTCTAAGTTTATCAATACAAATGGAACAAACCTAACTGAAGATACTGCTGTAGATATCGTCTTGAATAAATTTCAAGGATTAAATAGTCCTTTATACTATACTCTATGTTCGACAAATAGGAGCATATTAGATAGGTTTCGACAAAATCTTACATTTGAGCATGTAAATATAAATAAATACACGTGGTCATATGATGAAATAAATAAACGATTTCAATGTTCAATTGATGGGCTCCACACTTCCATAAAGAATGATATTCAAAATAAACTCAACATGTGTATGACACAGGAACTCAGAAATAGAGGTATGTGTCAATCTGTATTTAATACACTCAAAACAAATAATATAATAAATGATACTATTCTTCATCATCTAAAATCGAATATGAGCACAGTACTTTCCAATTGGTTTCCTGGCGAAAGCAACTATCAGTATCTTGGTGGAGACTATCATTCCACATTCCTTCGAGGCTCATGGAACTCATACTCTGTAGCGGATTTATCTGCGGATAGTACTTTTAATACATATTTCAATTATACAAGTACATTTGGTTGTCAATTTGGAAACTACATAGGAAAAGAATTTACATTTACCAATTTTACTGATTATCACAGTACTATGTCTAGCTACTATAATATTATACAAAGTACAATAAATGCTATATCAACGCTACAGGACTCCATATATGAAAGGCACCATCAATATGTGCTGTCAAGATACAAAACTATTCTTCCACAGGATAGTCTTTCAGCAAAATCCTATAATTTAAACCAATCTATTAGTGCACAATTTGTTAACAACCAAGTATCCTATACACCAGGTGTTTTTAGTGATAATGCAGAAACTACTTGTAAAGATGCCTCTGGAAATACCTGTAATTGTGTTGCTTTACAAAAAATTGTGGATAGTGCAGTTACTACATATTATAGTTGTCTTCCAGTGAATTCCATCCTAAATACAGTTATATATCGAACGGGTATTCGACAATTAAATCCTGAATGTGTAAATGATAGTATAACATCATTATTTACTTTTCCGTCAGTGAATAATAACTTTAACTACTTACTACAAATAAATAATGAACTTTCATTTAATAATCTTGATGTAGCTATGGATGAAAATTATAATATAAGTAATGAGACATCAGGACAAGTAAGTCTTATGGCGGTTAAAGTCTTAACCGCTGGCCTAACACCTGGTGCAATTGCACAAACCGCAATTCAAAATCCAATTGTTTTCAAAAATCCACTTGGTAAATTGGATAAATTAGAAATTAGTATATTTGCAGATGATAAAGCACTCACACCTATGTGGTTTTATTTACCATTCCCATTTCAATACGCTTTAAGCGAATGGGATGCAACCTTTCAAATTGATGAAGAGATTGGATATATGGATCGGGACAAGGATGTATGGAGTACAAATCCCACAGTTCCCATTCCAACAAATCCGAATTCAATGCAATATCTCTCTCTTATTTCCAATAAGGACTCGACCACCGAGCAGGATACGATGTAAAGAAATCCTGTAAAGAAATCCTGTAAAGAAATATTTTGACTTAGTAATGAGCACTTTGGAGCCACCATCGCCATATGTTAGTAATTTCCCTTTTGCAACTGTGGAGGGAAACCTATTTCCACCCGTATGTCTTCAAACACACTGGGATCCCACTGAAATGCTTCGCCATATCATACCCCAACAGAAAGTTGGTTTACCCGAGGATTTCCGCCCTTGGGTAAAAGTCTGTAAAAACTATGTTACAAGTGGCCCAACAATACCTGCACCACCTACCCCTGCAAATATGGTCTTTCCGCCTGGTGGAGAATTCTACCCACCCGGTCGCTACTCTGCCAACATTGACAAAGAGTCGGTTCTCCGCACACTCAATCACCCCCTCGACAAATGGTGCCCCTCCACCAAATACATACCCCGTGAATCCAGTAATATGTACGTATCAGGCTCAACACTACCCGATAGAAAAGCCATCTCAGACGCATTCGTCTCCGAGCTCTCTATGCCCCAAGCACTTCTTCGCACAGATACTTACACCTGCCGTTCCGAGAATGACAGCAAATACTTTGAACGCTCTCCCCGTTTATTCAATAATCCGACCAAACAAGACCGCTATGGATCTCAAAAGTTCTATGCTCTTCCTGGCGGGCTCGAGCGTGGTGAACCTATGCCACACGGAGGTGTACCCGAAGTCCCCCCTACACAACAGGCTATGACCGGTGCATGGCCAATTGTACAACCAGGTGGTGCCCTGCCTCCCCACCGACGGGATACTCCCATGTCCCGACCACTCACAGGATTTGGAAGCACATACGCACCTGGCACAGATGCTATGTCTCCACAAGACCTCGGCATTAAGCCTCCTGGTAGAGGCTGTACTTCGTTTGTAGGTGTTGCCACATGTGCGTCAGCTGCGCCCGTATGGTAGACGTCACCTCATAACGAATAATTTGACCCGTTGCCACATTTACAAATCCGATTGACTCGAGCCGTTTATCAAATAGTTCCTCATAAACATACTGCTTCAGTAAAAGTAGTATTTTATCTTCCATATTCGGTACAAACTGATGGTCAAAGAAAATATAATATGCGCACTTCTCCGTCATTATATCACAGCGAATCGGTCGAATTCCCTCCGCTTCAAATATACAATTAAATGTGGGATTCTCCTGGGACACTATCCACAACGGAAGGGCATTCTCAATTGCCAGGACAATACCCTGTTGCTCTCCTTCGGTTAAGAACGATTTTATCGTATCGTGTTGATACAGGGGAATGTTTCGTCCCTCAATAACGGACTTGATGGATGCAATTCGCCAAATATCCGATAGAATATTGTGCGTTTTCTTATGGGGATCAAGTAGTTGGTGCCAGCTTTTAAGTACATCTGGGCGTAGCTCCGTGGGAACCGAATTCCTCACCACTCCAAACGCAAATTCATTCAAATCAAAGCCAGCGTGTCTCAGAGGTCGCAATTGTCCTCGTATCTTTGCGATAATTACAAGAGCATGCGACATATCCTGTACAGTCCAGTTCAAATGCGGTAGTTTTGTCTTTACATATTCATCCAACTGATGATACTCCACCGCTGGCATTTGTTGTGTGTGCTTTAAAAACTTATGCACCAGGTGCTCGAATTCTGCCTCATACAGTTCCCAGAATTCAATGTCTTCCTTATAGATTCTGAGCGTGAGTAGACACTCACTCACCTCGGGTGTTATTAGTTCATCCAATTTGTTCTGGTAAATCGCACACTCCCTCAAAGAAATCCATCGCAACATTTCAAACCACGTCTCTCTTACATCATTGATGCGCACCCACTCAGGCATCTGAAACATCTCACCGAACTTGTATATCGAGTCTGTGCGAATCGAATTGATATTCGGCACATATCCATTATCACGCAACGTATTCCAATCCGCACCATCAAAACCCCTTATCATATCCTCAATACTTAGCATCTGTGAGGTCGCTTCATTTGTACTTAGCTTGAAGGAGGCAATATTATGAAATCGGAGAAATGGTCGAGGGACTTCTCGGACAAATCGGGAGAGCGACCGTTCGTGTCTGGAATATGTCATATAGAGTCCTTTTTTTGCTCGGGTGATGCCCACATAAAATAGTCGGCGTTCAGCAACAATTTCTTCATCACTCTTTCTTGACGGAAAGACATCGTCATGTAGATTCATAAAAAATACAATGTCCCACTCGAGACCCTTCGATGCGTGAATTGTAGCGAGTGTAATCTTTTTATTATGTTCTTTCGAGCGTTCTGGGTCATAACTTGTACAGAGCTTGTAGGGAATATTTTTAAGGTGGAGACGCTCTTCTATTTTGAATAAATCGTGATTATAGCGACTTAGCACGGCAAATGTAAATTCGGGATTGGTTTCGTGAAATTGTTTTAGGAGTTTCTCGAGGGAATTCACAATCCAGTCATGTTCATCCGAAGCCCGAAAAAAGAAATGAACTTCGGGCTTTCGCCCACCCCTCGCATTCGCAATCATCTTCTCCTTAAACGGCAAAGTCGGAATGAACCGCATAACGGAATTTGCAACCGTCACAATGGCCTCCGTGGAGCGATAATTTCGACATAGCTGATAGTCCTTTGTTCGTGGAACATTTTCGTGGAATTTGAGAATGAAATCCGTTGAAGACCCCCGCCAAGTATAAATATTCTGGGCATCATCGCCCACAATAGACATTGTTGCATAGGGATGGAAAAATCCCTTCAGGAGTTCCCATTGAATCGAATTAATATCCTGGAATTCATCTGCGATAATTGTGTGAAACCGTTTTACCCAGATCTTTGCACGATCCGTCTGTAGCCATTTTACCAAACGATAAGGGAGCTCATCGATAAACGGCTGGTCTGATATCAGTTTTGGTGCCATCTCCCTTAGAATTTGTGCAGATAGAGCATGGAATGTTCCCGCATACATATGTACTGGGCCTATTAGCTTATGGACTCTGTGAATCATCTCCTGCGCTGCCGCCCGACTAAATGTTACAAGTAGAATTCTGGAGGGGTCGATATTGTACTCTTCTACTAAGTAGGCAATCCGTGCGGTAATTGTAGTTGTTTTGCCTGAACCTGCTGATGCGAGAATGCGTTGGTTTTCGGATGGTGGACTTGTAACGACATTGAACTGCTCTTCGTTTAATTGGACGGTTCCGTGTGAAAATTCTAGGACGTGCGTCTCGTTCATGCTGTTGGGCTTTGAGTGTTATTCGTTATATGAAATGTGTTTGTGGGGTTTAGGTGCGTTCAAAATAGGGGTTAAAGAAAGAATCATGGTAATAGAATATGGATCAAATTAAATCTGCGGTTCTAAATGAACTTACCAATAAAGATGCACTGTATTCCTTAAAGGTACAGAACCATATCTACGGTTGCTTTATTGTTATGGAGGACCTTGCACAAGGTGTTCTCGATTTATCTTGTAATTTACTTATCAACCCCAAATTTGTAATTGATTTAGATACGCAATTTGCAAATATTGGATTACGCTATGGATTTATAATGGATACGAAACTGGCACTGAATAATTGCAGTGCAGAGTATCGGTCTGCATGGTTTACATGTTTTAGGGATATTGCGAGTAAGAAGACTGTGGAAAGTGTGGACAGTATGGAAGATACACTTATTGAAGTTATACAGAAGACAGTTCCCCGTGATTTGGCTTTTTTTATTGAAGCGTTAAACTCTGGATTATCCCAAGATTGGATTGACAAGGTTTTGGTTTTATTGAATTCAAATGGAGTAGATACTGTGGCGACTGTGCCTCCTGTGACGACTGTGACTCCTGTGGCTCCTTTGGTTCCCTTGGCATCCGATACAGAAGAAAATATGCAAAAAACGGCCATTACTACAGCGAGTATTGAGAAGCCTACAAAGAAGGAACGAGGGGCTACTCGGCGAAACAAAGCGTCATCGACTACACCCGTTGTAAAAAACTATTTGGCAAAGACACGACGCAATAATAAAATTGACAATGGTCTTGTTATAATAAAATAACAGTCAAATAGCAAATATGAGAATTTACTCCAATGTTGTTCTAAACTGGCCAATGCTTATTTATGCCACAAATGTAGCCAGAAAACGAACACATACTCACGATGTCTACCGTATTATGAATGTGAAACCGACGATTATCCATACATACTCGTCTGCTCACATTTTACAGAAAAATATACGCTATTACTATTACGATGACTATAAGCGTCTAGAATATTGTGATGTATTTGATAATGTAACTGACACTGCTCGCATATATAATTTGGAGTCAAATACAAATACAGATATGAGCAATGTCTTTCTACCATCTCAGCTAAAGGCGGGGGATGTCATTGCTATTTATAATAATATTCGGCAGGTGATGCCATTGGATATTTGTTTGGAGACCTTTGGACAGACTAAAAAGGTTGTTTAGGTCAATGAATGCGTACAACAATTATATTTTTGTTGTACCAATGACATTAGGAGTTTATATGCTCGAAATACTTTTAATTCTCGGTATACTTTTTTTAATTCTTACATTCTTTTACAAACAAGCAATTTGTGAATTCCGAATCAATCAAATCGAATGGTCGCAGAAAGATAATATATCAGACCTATTTGCCGAAAAGGTTCCATTCGTTCTTCGCTCCATTCCCTCCGCTACATTTTGGACACACGACGATGTTGCCATAAGGCCTTGTTTTAAAGACATTCCGATATTTCAAGAAACGAACCTTGTAGACTGGCTGTCAATGTCAAATTCCACCTCTCTTTGTCCCTGGAAATACCCTCAAGCCGAAAAAATCGCAGTTAATTCCAGCATTGATATATGGGCAAATAAGTGGTTAAATCCCCTTGTCATAAATACTTTCCTCAAGTTCTGGATGTTCCCTAAATATCACTGCTGGGCGGGTAGTGTCGGACTCAGACGCACATTTGCTACTTGGACTTGTATATTCCCCGTCGATGGTGAAATTCTCCTCACAATTATGCCTGAAACGGTTCAGACCTCTCTTCCCGCACAGTGGGTCAATTGCTTTCCTGCACAGCTCACAATCAAGGACACCCCCTTCGTTGCCGATCTCAAATTCCTAGATATTATTTTACGTCCTGGAAACTGTGTATTTATGCCCGCACACTGGTTTATTTCATGGGTTCCTACGGAGAAATCGGATAGAACTCCCATGGTATGCACGGTTTCATACCATACACCCATTAGCTACTTGGCATTTCATTCATCGCCTTTTACGACTGGAGTCTAAACAGGTTGTAATGAATTTATTCTAGTAGACAATGGAGACTGCAAACACGGATGCGGTTGCGGTTACGGATGCGGACACGGATGCGGACACGGATGCAGTCACAGACGTAGACATTATCTCAGGTCTTCTTCAAGAAATGAATAATACTGTACTTAGGCATTCTAGAATTCTAGAATCACTTAAAACCGTAGAACAATCGATAAAATCGGAAATAAGTGTGGTGTATGGGGGTAGACTCTGTGATTTGAACGATGTACTCGAGGAACTTCATCGGGATACACTGAGTAGAATTGAGAAGGGACTACCAACTAACTTCACAGAGTCATTGGTGTCTCTCTTTGACGTATTCTTGACTCAGGATTCGCATATGAAAATTGATTAAGCCCCTCCGCTATATTGTATTTCAAGGTAAAAGAGAATGACAGCAACCCTAACAGATGAGCAACTCCAAGTTATGAATCACTTGTTGGATGGTAAAAATATATTCTTAACAGGTGGTGGTGGTGTCGGCAAAAGCTATTTGCTCTCCGTTATTTACACGGAATTTCCTGGACTCAAAAAGAATATTATGGCTCAGAAAAATCCAGGCTTTCTTACAAAGCTCCCTCGTATTCAGATGTGTGCTCTGACGGGTTGTGCAGCCCTACTTCTCGGTTCAAAGGCAAAAACCCTTCACTCTTGGGCGGGAATTGGACTCGGGAAAGGAACCGTTCAGGAACTCTATACTAAAATCCGCCGCAATCGTAAAGCCATGAAGAATTGGCTATCGACGGATTTACTTATCATTGACGAAATCTCAATGATGACAGCCGAACTCCTCGATAAACTTAATGAACTCGGTAAGAAAATTCGTGCAACCCGAGAACCGTTTGGGGGAATTCAAATACTTCTAGTAGGTGATTTCTACCAATTGCCTCCCGTATCTAAGGGAGAAGGCACTGTATTCGCATTCCAAGCGGCATCTTGGAATGAAGTTATTATGGCTTCGTGCGAGTTGACTATTATTCAGCGTCAGAAAGACGAGACCTTTCAATGCTGCCTGAAAGAGGCACGTATAGGGCAACTCAGCAAGGAGTCATGCCAGATTCTTCGTGCCCGTGAAGGGCTAAACTGGAAAGAAAACAAGATTCGCCCAACACTTCTATTTCCCCGCAGAGCCGAAGTGGATATGATTAATGATTCAAATCTTCGTGCACTAACGGGACGGCGCTATAACTACAAGGCAAAATTACTATACGATGGAAAAGTTCCTGATGGATTCTCGGAGAGCGAGGAGAACTTTGTTCGAACCCTACACATGTTTGATTCGAATGCTCCATATGCGAGAGAACTTGAATTGATGGTAGGAGCGCAGGTCATGCTTATTGCGAACCTAGACCCTGATTCTGGCCTCGTAAATGGATCCCGTGGAGTTGTTGTGAGTTTCTGCCCCGCATCCGAACTACCCGTTGTGGAGTTTGTTAATGGCATCAAAAAGCCGATTGGTACACATGCTTGGCCAATTGAGGATTTCGAGTTTGTAGCTCGGGCTCAAATACCTCTTCGATTAGCATGGAGCTCAACAATCCACAAAGCACAGGGTGCATCGTTGGATGCTGCACTAGTGGATATTGGAACGGGCAACTTTGAATTTGGTCAAGCATATGTGGCTCTCTCTCGTGTTCGCAATCTCGATGCTCTCTATGTCTATGACTTTGACCCCATCGCATTCCGAGCACACCCCGCAGTAAAAGAATTCTACAGGAATCTCGTTCTTTACCATCCAACCCAGGATTTGGTGAGTGCAGGGGCGGGTACGAGTAGTGTACTCCTGCCTGATACAAAGCCCATTCTTGCCGAGCCTTCTCGGCCAGTTCTTACCATCCACCAAGTCATAAAAGAATCGTGCGATGACCCCGTGGCCATCCAGAATTGGCTATATGATTCTGTACCTCCTGGATGGCGTAATTGTCTTTCGACTTGTCAAGAAAAGCTTCTTGAACTCTCCAATACACTTGCTACAAAGGAGTTTCTGCCGAGTCGGGCTCATATTTGGCGAGCACTTGAATTGACACCTATCGAAACTATTCGTGTGGTTATTCTGGGTCAAGACCCTTATCCCACTGCGGGCAATGCTCATGGCTTAGCGTTCTCTGTTCTACCTGATGTGCGTCCACTGCCCGCATCCCTCAAAAATATATACAAGGAACTTGTGGAGGATATTGGCGGTACTGCTCCTGAACACGGTAATCTTGAGAATTGGTCGCAACAGGGCGTATTCCTATTGAATACAGTACTCACTGTAGAATCCGGTGCTCCTCAGTCGCATTCCAAAATCGGCTGGGAAGAAATAACGGATCAGATTCTTCGTTCTGTGGCAGAACAGGGGAAAGGCATTATATTCGTCCTCTGGGGGAAATCCGCACAGGCCAAGAAAAAGTTGCTGGGGCAATATCTCGAAAAACAGAGACACCGAATCTTTGAATCGGCACATCCATCCCCGCTGTCTGCGCACAAGGGCTTCTTTGGATCCCGTCCGTTTTCAAGCATCAATAATTGGCTAAAAGGAGATGGAAAGGAGGAGATTCGGTGGTAATTATTCGGACTTTCTAAATTCGTTTATAATAATTTCGTAAGATATAATAAATGAAACAATATATGACTCTTTCATTCTGTGCAGTTGCAGTTCTTGTATTATTTTTATTTATTATGTATTCATATCAAATTCGAGAAAAATTCAATGAAGATGGTTTAAAAACTGTACATAAGAATATACCAGTTGTTCAGCAAGAAGCTATTCGCACTATGCAAGAACTTATTATTAATGTAATAAATAATAGACCTGATACAATTGAGACAATAAAACAAATTGTACAGGAACCTACTATCAATAAAACATTAATGGATATTTTATTTACTTCATATGATGCATAGTCCCCCCCGTGTATGATGCAAGCCTCTAGGCATTCATCTAAAAAAATTGAATTCTAGATAATCATGGATGGAATATAGCAAAATGACTCGTCAGGACTGTTGTTCTAATACCGAAAAGTATGTGGACAGTGATCTGTTTTACTATTCTCCTTTACCCATAATATCAGGACATTTCACATTGCGGGAAGCGCTTCCTGAGTATTTTCATGCTATGTGTCCTACCCCATTAGATACACCCGTTAGTACATTTGAAAATACTATATGTAGCCATTTATATGTATTATCATTTGGAGATACAGATACACAAATCTTTGTGTGCGACTGTATATGTAGTGATAAAGCAAGCATCGATGATATATACTTGGATAATATCGAACAATCATTCAAAAATCTTCCAAAAGATGAGCGCTATATGAAATCTGAACTACTACTCGGTCTTCGTATGCGTCTATCAAATGGGGATATTTGTGATGTAGATGGCCTACGAATGCCTAGCCATAATACAGTCACTGAGTGATTCCAGTTACGGATTTACGGATTTATTATTATTATTATTATTATTATTATGCATTTGCGCAGTAAAATTGACTGCGCAAATGCGTATTATTTTTGATGTAAAATGGACGCATCTTTATTCTCCGGTTTTAATATCGAGTTCGGTATGGAACAGCCTATTAGTTCACCCGTAAAATCCAGGTCTTCATTCAATTCTCCCGTTCTAAAGGCTAAACAATCCAAGCTCGATGACATTCCGAATATCGAGCAAGAAGAGCCCTTTATTGAGCCAATTTTACGGGAGAATCCGAACCGATTCACTCTGTTTCCTATTATGAAACCGAAACTGTTCCAGAAGTATAAAAACCATGTATCGGTTTTCTGGACTCCTGAGGAGATTGACCTAGCAAAAGACGGGAAGGACTGGGTTCAACTAAATAAAAACGAGCAACACTTTATCAAGAATGTTCTCGGATTCTTTGCAGGGTCAGATGGAATTATCCAGGAAAACCTTGCCGCACGATTTATGAATGAAGTCCAACTCGCAGAGGCTCGCCAATTCTATTCGGTTCAGTTGATGATGGAAGCAATTCATTCAGAGACCTATTCTCTCCTTATTGATACTTATATTGATGATAAAGAGGAGAAAACCAAACTATTTCAAGCTACGCAGACGATTCCCTGTGTAAAGCAAAAGGCCGAATGGGCTCGACGATGGATTGAATCCAAGGAGGAGGATTTTGCAACCAGGCTCATTGCATTTGCCATTGTTGAGGGTATCTTCTTCTCTGGTTCATTCTGTGCTATCTACTGGCTCAAAGAGCGTGGACTAATGCCTGGCCTGACAACATCGAATGAATTCATTGCCCGAGATGAGGGGCTTCATACGGACTTTGCCTGCGCACTTTACGAAGAGATTGAGCGAAAAGTCCCCAAAGCGAAAGTCCATAAAATCATTCGGGAGGCCGTCAAAATCGAGAAACAATTTATTACCGAGTCTTTGCCATGCCATCTGGTCGGTATGAATGATAAACTGATGTCCCAGTACATTGAGTTTGTAGCTGATCGCATCTCATCCCAACTCGGATATGGCAAGATATACTCCTCGGCGAATCCCTTTGACTTTATGGAGCGGATCTCATTAGAAGGGAAGGATAACTTCTTTGAGAAGCGAGTAACATCGTATGCCAAAGCGGGGGTTGGAAAGAAGCAAGAGGAAATGACATTCTCACTCAGCGCAGATTTCTAAGAAGTATGCAATGGATGCAGTCGGCGCAATAATGCAGTGCTTTATTTTTTTTGTTATGTACCAATTTTTAAAAGCCTAATAGAATAGGTACAATGGCAAGCACTAACTGGCTCTACGGGGCACTATTTCTTCTTATACTATACTCGGCTGTCTGGTATTCCTATTCCGTATATTATACTCCTGGAACTCGTGTTCTATATAACAGTCCCGTTACACAGGCACTCTTTCCTGGCTCTAAAAACAAACTCTTTCCAAGCTGGGGATATGACAAATTGGGAATGTACAAGGGAAAACCCACTAAATTCGGGCAAGCACAATTCTGGCCAGAATCAGGAAAAGGATTTGTTCCTAATAAATTCGGATCAGGTGGAGCAAGCCCTTCAGGTGGTATGCGACCCACATTCGCTATTCCTGCTGAAACTTCCGTGGGATTCTGGGGGTTTACACCCCGCTATGAAAATACAGCGGATTTTGACATATATGATAGAACTGGTTCGGAACAGGTAGAATATGTAACCCCCATTGGATGGTGGGGAAACTAATTTATCCAATCTGGGGTTTATTTCTCAAATATATCAGAAAGGATATGAATCTATCTGATGTATTTTTTTTAATTCTATACGGCTTTGCACTTTTCTTCATTTTATATATTGTTATAGGTAGGCACAAAAATAAAGTGCAGAATTTGGATACAGTAAATGAAGCATCTGTTATATCTGAGGCAGTCTGGTGGCCATGGGCGGGTAGTTCCTATAACCATTGGTCATACTGGACGGGCTGGTGGAATAGTGGACGAGATGGGGGGTATAATAGTAACTATAATGATGGCAAAGGTGCATGGAATGGAACTCGTCCCTATGGCGGTGGTGTCCGATTACCTGTTCGTATGAAAAAATAGACTGGAATAACAGAATGCTTATATTATTTATAGTCTATTTTGTTGGACTAAACATAGTTGCTCATTGTATTGTTGCTCTTGTAATATATTTGTTTTTCAAGGAGCACCAGGCAGAATCATTTGCACCCGCAAGTTTCCCTGCAAATCATTGGGGATATGGGTGGCGAGCCTATTGGCCAGTTAGACCTATTCAAAGATAATAATTTCGAAAAGGAGCTCGACTATTCACTTTCGTCCGAGTACAGATTGGGATGTCATCCTCGTCAAAGATTCGCTCAGGAATAACATAAGGTGGTCCTTCGATTACGGTTGTATTCTCGTCTTCTACACGGACTGCGATGACAACCCTCATGCCAATATCGGTACAGATAAATCGATTGTCCTGGTAATAAAACGGTAGTCCAATTCGAAACTCAGAGAGTAGCATTTCTGAGGTTTGAATTCCCCGTGGGCTTTACGCTCAATTTTTCTAAACGCTTTTCTTAGAGTCCAAACAGGCCTCTAAGGACTTGTGCTCCTTTTGTTAAAGGACTTGAACCAGTATCTGGATTGTATGGACTTAATGCTGCTGCTGCTGCTGCTGCTCCTACTCGGTCTGGTAATGGAGCACCTACTGGTTGCATTCGGGGCATTGGTGGTTGCGTAGTCTCCACTTTATTTTCGGTATTTTCTGGCTTTTCTTGCTTTTCTGGCTTTTCTTGCTTTTCTGGCTTTTGTGTGTTATCGGCCATTTATAAATTTCTAATATATGACAGATAAATAATGCCAGATAATTTAGTTGAACCGACTGCACCGACTGCACCGAATGCACCCATCAACAACGCAGGCACCGAAGATAATGTCATAATCGGAGTGGAAGGTCCATCTGCATTTGAAACCGCAATCAGCACTCTTCCAAAAGCGAATTTCAGTTATCGGGATGTCGACGAGGTTCTCAAAGACTCTTTCAACTATAAAGAATCGAACTGTTCAATGATTTGTGATATTATCGCAATGTATCTCAAAGGCCAAAAGATTCTCTATACCGAGGCTAAAACCGTATGCGAACAACGGCTCAACTATCTTATGTTGCCAACCATATGTATAACTGCCATTTGCGCAGTTATATCCGTAGTTCTCAAAGACTACTCCTTTAGTTCAACAATTGTTAGTTCTCTCAATGGACTGAATTTCTTCTTTCTTACTTTGATTAACTACTTAAAACTGGATGCGAAAGCAGAGGCACACCGAGTTGCTGCATACAAGTTTGACAAGATTCAGTCCAAGCTCGAATTCAATTCGGGTAAAATTCTATTTATTGTGGGCGAGTCAAAAACACTTCCTGAACTTATTAATGAGACCGAAAAAGATGTGCGGGAAATCAAGGAAACAAACCAGTTTATTTTACCTGAGACTATTCGGTATAATTTTCCAAATTTGTTAAATATTAATGTGTTTGCCGAGGTCAAAAAAATTCAATCCAAGGAAACATATTTAATTAACAAGTTGAAAGATATACTCAATGAATATGTCAGTATACAATTGAATACACAGGAAAATTTAGGGACTGCATCAAAACCAGTGACTGCATCAAAACCAGGGACGAATCTGGCAGCACTAGATTCTCAGAAGAAAGTATTGATAAACCGAATAATTTTTATGAAAAATAGGTATCTTGAGATTGATGAAAAGTTTGAGAAGGAACTCAAAAAGCATCGGGAAGCATTTGGTCGAAAGTGGCAAATATGTGGATGCTTGAAGACTTAGTGAGTCCTATAGCCAATGCGGAGTATTCCGACCTGTATATTTGATTAAACCCCGTTCTTGTTTCGATGTCCTATAATAGTTCCTATAACACCGAATAGGGTCTTTCGAGATTTTGTACTCATCCGCCATAGCAATCGCAAATCCTCTCCTAGGAAAGATACGGATCTCTAGGGGGAGATTTTCATAAAGCCACTGAATATGCTTTTCGCACGAGTGTTCCTTTTTAAATCTAAAACGAAACTCTCTTGCTAGTTCTAGGCCAAGTTTTGCAAGCCATAAATAATTTCCCGAACACACTCTCGTCCATTTTGCACATGGATGATGAATATGACAGGGACGATATCCAGGTTCTTGTGATGTTTCACATATAGGGGCAGACCACATATATTCAGGTACTTCCAGTTTCTTTTGTGCTTTTGATAAAGCTACGGCTGACTTACAGGAACGCAGTTCTGGATGTGCAAAAGTCCAGTGCGCTGTGTACAAGAGTTGACAGGTTTCTAGGAGCATCTTGACGACATGTTTATCCACATGCCAACGGGCACACTTGCGTTGTTTCCAGTGAAGGATAAATATGTTCATTTGGGGATGGGCAAATGTTTAATACTCAGAAGTTGCAGATTCAATTTTATTTATAGATAGTAGTAAGTAGAATGGCTTCGGTTGCTACAATGCCATTACGAACCGTAGCTAAAGCTGTTGGACTTCTAGTACCAAATGCAAGAAAGATATATGAAGCATCGACGCCTACTACACAGTGTAATAATATTATTGGTAAATTCACACCAGGAACTGAATGTTATATTTGTGGAATGAAGATTTATGGCAAGCCCAAAAATACTAGTGATGATACGAAGACTGGTGGAGGTCGTTCAAGCCGTAAAAGACTTTCCCAATCACGAGTTGTTAGGGGAATTAAAACACCAAGTAGGGCAAAATTATCTAAGGGAAAACCAGCCAGGGGAAAATCAGCGAAGGGAAAATCAGTGAAGGCAAAATCAAAACGGGGTGGACAACGAAATGGAAAAGATCCTGAATGTGAACATATATTACCAATAGCACAAGCTGTTATGTTGTTAGGATTATATGGTGAGACAACTAAGACACATTTTTTATACAATGAAGAACTGGTAAAAATAGAATATAGATGGGCACATAGAACATGTAATCAGGTAAAATCGGATGATTCTTATTTGTCATATCATGCTAAAAGAAATATTGGCTTACAATATGAAATAAATAATCAAGGATTAAAAACACTACTGGGCAATATTTGGAACAATACACGAACAGATTCCAGTGAGTTCAATGTCATATTACATGGAGCATATGAGGATAAGGAGGCATTCATAGCCTCTAGGATGAAGGATGATTCCTCACTGATGGAGGCATTCGAGCCCATCGTTGAGTTCTTGAATAGGTATGATGCGCCTAGAGTAATACCTCTAATTGCTGCCATACAGGCACTAGAAGGCCCAAGATCAAAAAAAGTATCTGAATATATGTCTGAAGAAGAACGTAAAAAAATAAAGACTGAAGAACAAGTAGAGAGGGAAAAAGAAAAAGCTGGAGAGTATAATACTTATATTAAGGATGTAATGGATGAACTTAAAAAAACATTTAAGAACGAGGATTATACGATACAATATAAACGTTTTCGTGCGAAAGCAAACCTATCTAGAAATTTCTTTGTATTTTTATTTTTTAACTTGTCAGAGGAATTACAAGAAACATGGGATGAATATATTAAAACAAAAATGAAAGCTTTGTTTTTAGAGGCATGTGATGAAGTATTAATAGCGCATAAATTGACAACAGATGAATCTCCAATTTTAAAGACTCGTCAACTATCAAACTTAAGAGAGCGTCTAAAAAGGGAGGTTAGAAAACAAGATTATCTTAAAATTCAAATAGAAGAAAATAATCTATTTAAAAATAAAGAACTAGAAAATATAGCAGCTCTAGCATTGCTAGAACTAGAAAGCGGAACACGAGAAAGGGCAGAACGAGAAAGGGCAGTACTAGAAAGGGAAGCACTAGAAAGTGCAGCACTAGAAAACGCTGCACGAGCAGCGCTAAATTTAAGAAGTGATTCAATAATTACTCTAAGTGATTCGCTATCTTATAAAAATGTCTATAATAACAATTCCTCTAATAATAATAATAATTCCTCTCATAGTCCAAAAGCAAAACGTACTAGAAGGAATGGTAGCATACATGAAGAAGGAAAATCTTCCCATAAAAAATCTGGTTCATCCAATGCTAATAGATTCAATGGAATATCCAAAGTTGGACAAAAACGAGGACGAACATCCACCCGTAAAAATGCCAGAAACAACTGAATAAAATTTGAAATTATTTAATGCTGGAAAATAAATCCAGAATGACCTATGAACTTAAGCAGATACGAGGAATTCCATATTATTTGAATGGAACTACCGTCCGAACCTTTGAGCCAAATTCCGTCCCAATTGGGACATATGATTCCAAGACAGATTCCATTACCTACTTTGCCGATTGGCGAACCATTATCCAACCAAATCTTGATGCCTTCCGTGCTGCAATTCACCCAACCGAACGGGACAAACTCCGTGAATCCATTACCAAGCCTGCGAAGCCTCGTAAAACCACACGCACTCCTAGAAAAACCAGCGCAAGTACGAGTGCTAAAAGTAAGTAGGGAGGATTTGATAGCGCTGTGCCAAGTTGTAAAAGAGTTCTCTAGCGAGGTACAATAGATAGTTGATGATTGTATATTTTTGCACTTTTTAGGAAAAAGTGCGCAAAAATACTTGCACTTTTTGCGCACTTTTTCCCAAAAAGTGCAAGTATTAGATTTTTTGCGCACTTTTTCCCAAAAAGTGCAGTTAGGAATTAATAATCCCATAAATAGTTGAGCACGGGACACCTGCTGGAGATGATGGATTTTTCCCCGTAATGAGATTTCTAGATACGGTTAGACTTTGACCCTGAATATACATAAGCCGTTCAGCCTGTGTTTTAAATTGTGGATATGGCACTGTACCCTTCGAGCCATTCGCAGACCGAATTGCCTGTGTTTTTTGATTTAGGACATTGAAATAGGTGACATTTGCTCGGCTTCTATATATCTGTTGGGCATCTGTTCCTGTTGCCCACGGATAATTTGGTGAATTGGATGCATTGGACACCATTGTGCTGTAAATAACTGCATTAGCTCGTGTGAAATTTGTTGCGTTGTATGGAGGCTGTCCATTTTGGACTTCATTATATGGCGGCGGAGGGTAGGATTGCATCTATTCTAGGTAGGTTTATTATTCTAAGCCAGTATGCTAATTTCTACGCTGTCTGTGTGTTCTCTTTCTATAGGATTTTATTGCTTTTCTTGCTTTTCTTGATTTTTTTGCTTTTCTTGATTTTCTGCGGGTAGTTTTTTTTCGGCGACCACCTGATGCATTATTTACTGTAGTTACTTCAGTTACCCTATTAAATGTATCATTATCAGTACTAAGAGGACTAACATATAAAAACTCATCATTCCTATTATTATTATTACTACTAAGATGATCATAAGGCCTCAAAGGCTTCAAAGGCTTCAAAGGCCTCAAAGGCCTCAAACTAAGTTTTCGAGTGGGAGGAGAACCAGAAGTACTACCAGGTAGGGAATTGGAAACCTGTGTATTGAGAGGGGGAGGGGGTTGCCATGCGAGTCTTCGACCCCTCAAAGCGGTCATGCCGGCATTAGGACGATGTTGAGTAGTACCAGATAGGGCGGGAAGACGTCTAGAAGTAGAAGCAGAAGCAGAAGCACTAGTAGGAGTATCAGGTAGGGTGGGTTGCCATGCGAGTCTTCGACCCCTCAAATCTGCTATGCCTGCGTTGGGATGATGTTGAGTAGTACTAGATAGGGGGGGGAGACGTATAGAACCAGAAGAAGCAGTAGGTGCAGGTGCAGTAGGGGCAGCTAGGGGAGAGCGAGGCCAGCCACCAGGTGGTGGGGCGAGAGGCTTCCATGGCCGTGGGCCCCTATGGCGGCGACCTTCATAGTTGTAGTATTCATAGTCGGACGGTTGAATACTGGTAGAAGCAGGAGAAGCAAGAGAAGGAGCAGTCGCAGTATGATTTCTGCGTTTAAAACGCATCTCTACAGCAGGCTTAATTACAGCAGACTTAATAGAAGTAGTACCAGCAGGGTTTCTGCGTTTAAAACGATTTAAAAAAGAAGACATCACTATATACTATACCTGCATATTTTTAATCAAGATTCTATCTATAATATAAAGTCCCTCCATTATCAATAAAGAAATGATCCGTAAACCCAAAATTCTGAATTTGAATACTCCCACCCTATGCGATCAATGCACACTTATTAGCGTTAAAATGGGATGGAATTATCAGAAGTTTGGATGCATTGGATGCATTGGATGCATTGGATGCATTGGATGCATTGGATGCATTGGATGCATTGTATGCATTGGATGCATCCAATGCATTGTACTATAAATTTCTGCATTAGCTCTTGTGAAATTTATCCTGTTATATGGAAGCTATCCATATGGGACTTCATTATATGGCAGCGGAGAGTAGGTTTATTATTCTAGGTGAGTATACTAATTTCTACGCTGTCTGTGTGTTCTCTTTCTATAGGATTTTATTGCTTTTCTTGATTTTCTTGATTTTCTTGATTTTCTGCGGGTACTTCTTTTTCGGCGTCCACCTGTTACTGCTGTGTTTTCTTCAATACTTACTCTATATTTTCTGCCCCTAGTAGAAGCCGCAGCAGGAGGAGGAGTCGGAGGAGTAACCCCAGCACGTCTTAAGGACGACATACCTGATCTGCCACTAGTACTAGTAGCACCAGAAGCTGCTGAGGCAGCAGGAGTAGAAGCAGAAGCAGAAGCAGGAGGAGCAGGAGTACCAGTAGAAGTACCAGTAGAAGTACCAGCAGGAACACCAGGATGAGCACTAGCATTACCGGATAGCGGAGGAGGGGGAGAGAGGGGGGTGGGGAAGTATCCAGTAGTAGCAGCACCAGGAGTAGCCATCTCTATATACTATACCCGCATATTTTTAATCAAGCTTCCATCTAGAATATAAAGTACCTCCATTATCTATAAACAAATGATGCGTAAACCCAAAATCCTGAATTTGAGTACTCCTACCCTACGCAATCAACGCACACTTATTTGGCTTCAAAATCAAAGTCGTACGATTGATTGGTCAAAATGGGACGGAATTATCACAAGTCTGGATACATTCAAAAACTGGTCAGAAACAAAAAGTAAAATTGTCGGAATGTGTCTGACCACTCCGCATCCCGATACAGAGTGGCTTGATACACTCCACGGCATCTCCAAAAAAGTACCACTTATACTACTATCCCAATCAATTCTCTCTCTAAAACCCCAAAGCTATTGGGACGAGAACTACGATAATATTCTCAATCTCAATGGAATTCTCGAACAATATCCATTCATATACAAGCCCTGGGACGGCACCAATGAAGACGCAATTGCAATCTTTGCCCTCCTCTGTCGCTACAACCGCATCATCGATTGCCCTATTTCCTCCGAACGCAAAACAATTATGCCCAACAATATCATATTCGAATCTGCCACAAAGCCCAACGAAATCTGGCTCATAACACAATTCTTTCGCCACGAAAACAATCGCCGTCATCGGGAACTTAAAGAGTGTCTTGTCCGCAATTGTGCCTGTACCGAGATTGATAGGATTGTACTTATAAACGAGAAGGATTATTCAGACGAGTACAGAAAAATTCCTGGAGCACAGAAAATACATCAGGTGATTTCGGGTCAGCGTCTCACATATGCTGATTTTTTGAAATATGTCCACAATGAAGTCCCTATCGGTGTATTCGCAATCCTGGCCAATGCCGATATTTATTTTGGTGCCGACAGCCTGCGGGATTTGTTCAAAATCGATTTAACCGATAAAATGCTCGGGCTTTTACGCTGGGATGATAATGGAGAAGGTGCGGATACAAGTGTTATATTTGGCCCTCGTGCTGACTCTCAGGACACCTGGATATTCCTATCCGATTCCATTCGGGCACGGGAATGGGATTATTCAAAATTTAATTTCCAACTTGGCCAAGCCGGTTGCGACAATGCCTTCGCTGGGCAAATTCTTCGCAATCGATTCTATCTGTCAAACCCCGCAATGACCTTTAAAACATACCATCTTCACAACACAAATATTCGCAACTACTCGAAGGCCGATACGATTCAATCCGATCTATATATCAATCTTGCACCATCCTATATCATCGATACACGCCAGGAAATTACTCCTGGTCGACCTATTTCCGTGTTCTCCAATGAACTCGTATCCTTTGAGGTGAAGAGCTCATCAATGTCGAATGAAATCACGTATTGTACAATGCTGGAGAAGGAGGGGCGATTTAAATGGGAGCCATCGGTGGAAAATCACTATTTTGAGCCCACTATTCCCGTGTATAATTGGAGCAAAGCGTGCGTATCTCCATCCGGTCTCGTATATGATTTGTTTACAATCTACAAGGGAGAGCACTCAGAGAACCCCTTGTACAACTATTGGAAGACGGCAAAAGTGGATATTTTGACTCCCCTTCAGAAATGTGGAAAAATGCTGGCCGTGCCGTTTATGACGACCGATATATTTCGGCACCCTGATTTGTACATCTTAAATTATATATCCCGTGTTCGTCGGCTTCTCAAATCGTATCCTGGTGCTGGATTCTGGGTTCCGCCCCAGTTTAGCGATTACCTGGAATATTTGGATTGGGGATCCGAGATCAATCCTGTCCTATTTGATGAGGGAACCGCATGCTGGGCTGATGAAGTGGTCGGATTTCTCCCTGGCCCAATGGAACTCGGTGCCGAAGATATTCAGTGCCTGAGAGACATGTTGCCCTCCTATGTAAATACGGTGTCTGAAAAGGTGTGTGCAATTGTTGTATCTGGTGCAATTACTAGCGGGTTTGCGAGTGTGTTGACCGACTGGCTATTGGAACGGGATAATACCTGGTCAGTTCGCATTGTGGATGAATCAAACTATGCCTCATATGACGCTCTCATCGGTGCGTCGCTGTGTATTGTTCTGGGTGGAAAAAAGACTGCTACCTGGTCCCGACTATGGGCGTTGCCCCCCAGCGCAAAAGTGATTGAATTTCAACAGGAATTGCAAATTGATGGTGAATTTCAACATCTGGCACATATTGCTGGGCTTGTATCTTGGGTGCTCCTCTTGTCAAAGGGGTCATTGGAGGATGTTCATGCGCAGATTTTGGGGCAGTTGGAGAAGTGGTGGAAGAAGAATAGCGATCAGATTTAGTTTCTTCGTTTGTTCCTTCGTGTTTTGCACTTATTGCGCTTATTGCGCTTATTGCGCTGAGTGCACTTATTGCGCCCTCCTATAGTCGGCATAGTATCTTCAGCTGACCATATACCTTTAAGAAATTATAGTATATACGAATTCAGCCCTAATAAATTTGCCCCCCAGTTATATGTATTCTTAATTTTCTTTTCATCCATCATTATTCTGTAGCCTCGTATGTCAAACATCTTACCCTTAAAGAGTTCATCCGCATTTTGATATGGACTCGTCGCATTTGTCCAATTGGATTTTCCAATATAATTATTGGTAGTATAATTTGACTGTGGAAGCCAGGCAGAAGCCTCAGTATGCACGAGTCTCGTATTGACATAGATATTCAGGCTCGGTTTCCAGGCATCGCCATCGCCCGCTGTTATTACCACATGCGTCCATGTACGCAAAGTGATAACATTTTTCACCTGAATATGTAATTTGCGCTGTTTGGAATCCCAAATTTCATAGAGTAAATCTGCGGTTTTGGCATCTCCTGAAGGGGTTGTGTCGGGTTGAATCGGTTTCATAATTCTCCCAAATAATTCGGGAGCAGGACACGAGAAAATATTTACATTCCCCGCACTCGTCATCATCGCAACCTGTGGTGAAACCTCTTCTGCACACTGCGCACCAGACGGTGCACTCGGCACCGTTGTAATCGCTTGGTCTAAACATACGGGTGACAGGATATCGGTTACCTGCTTCCCCGCATTTCCACGACCTAAAATCCCCACAAACACATTGTCCTTCCCCGCACCGTTCCCAAAGTCAAGTATATGAGCATTATTCGTAAATTCATCAAAGTAGACCCAGAATGATAGTGCACGGACATATCGTAGTTGAACGACATCGCCAAACGACAAGTCTTTTGTATCTCCAATCCGTAAGAACTGGTCGATGCCGTTGAATTCTAAGCCCTTTGTGACGGGTGGATTCGGTGGTGCTTCTTCAATTGTTATATTCCCCGCTTTTGCAATCGTTAGATTCTGCGCATAATCCAACATATCATCACGCAATCGGAGCCAGAATACAATACCCTGATAGAAATTCAAGAGTATCCGAATATCATCAGGCGGATTTGCATCCGTTACAAGGGAGGATTTAAAGGATTGGTCATCAGCGGGGTTACATTTGGCCTCAAAGGTGTCTATGCCCGTTTTTAGTATTCGACAATAGCCATCCCGTCCTTCACCGAGAACATCCCGCATATAATCGTCTCGGGATAGTTCAAATCCCTCTTTGACACTCAGTGTTTTGTACTTCACGGTGGAGAGACCCTCTGTACCACCGAGCGCACAGGCAAAGAATTTATCACCAGAATCACCCATGGCCTGTACCATTCGGCAGAAATCGTGGTCTTTTCCGAGGCGTTGTACATCGGTGTATCCCGCAAAATATCGTATATCACGGATGTATCCCGCTTGTTCTTCCGTAGGATTGAGACCCACATCTCCTCTGCGTGGCAACCATTTTGCCCAGAATGCTGTATCTCCGACAGCTACTAAATTCGCAAATCCCTCATTGAGCATGTAAGGGTTACATACTTCAAGGATAGCGATTGCTATAAGGATTATGAGACCAGCCCATAAATACAAATGGTACGTATCGTACATACTATCTTGTATGGACTTAAAATCGTATGAATTTAGTCACTCTAAAAGTTTCTTTCAGAAGGCTAGGAGATGCTGTCAGGTGGCAGATTATTTGATGAAGGCGGTTATGGCTGTATTTTTACACCGCCACTTCTGTGCAAAAACAAGAAATCAACTGCGTCATTGGAGGATACCACCTTTATGCCTATCAGTAAGTTGCTTTTCAAAGAGTATGCCGATATTGAATACTCTATTGCAGAATTTATACATAAAATTCCGCTTTGGAAGAACTATTTCCTTGTATCGGAATCTATATGTGAGCCCGCTGCTGCTTCTCAACAAACCGAAAGCGAACTCAAAAACTGCGACCTCCTTGAGAATCACAAACTATCCGAGTTTCGGCTTCTTACTATGCCCTTTGGAGGAATTCCCCTACTCCTTTTTAAGTTTCAACTACGGAATTTTGATTTTATGTCGTTTATTTCTCATTTCATTGAGGCTATTGCCCTTCTGAATCTATTCGGGGTCGTTCACAGGGATTTGCACCAAGGAAATATTCTTGTTGATCAAAATAATGTTCCTCGCATCATTGATTTCAACCTGGCAATCCGAGTACATGATAAAATTACACCGAATTTACTTAGACATCAGCACAATCCCAATATTGGGCAGGAACCGCCTGATTCTGTCCTTGTAAATGCCATATACTATGGTTATGACCCCCAAAAAGTCATTGATAGTATTGTATCTAAGAAGACTATTATTAAGAAAGTATCCAATATACTCGAAGTTCCTCTTCCAACTATGCATGAACAGTTAGAACAGTTTTTAGAACAGAGTAAGTCGGTAAAAGCAGGAGATGATATTACATGGTTTCAGACATATTGGCGAACAATTGATAGTTGGGCGGTTGGGATCAATATTGTAGACATGATAAGTAAGCTTATACTATGGCCTGAATTTCTACCAACATATCGGCAAATAAAGCCAAAGCTATTACCCGTTCTGCATAGATTGTGCGCAGTCAGCCCTGTGGAGCGAATTGATTGTATACAAGCACTGAATTATCTTCACCCGAACAGCTTTATTATTCGAAAATATGGCAAAGCATGGCTTGATAAAGTTGGTACGGGGAATATTCAGTAGGGTCATAATCGTGAGTGAGCTGGAATTTTAATCATCTGCAATGTTATACATTGTACTGAGCCATTTCCCAAATGAAATTGATTAATGTTTACTTCATCCAATTTCATCTGTGTGGCTTTGTACATCCAGGCTCGATAATCCGGATAGGGTAATTTCGGGATGAGTAGGTATTTATCATTTAGTGCAACAGAATTGCATGCGAAAAAATACTTTGCAGGGACTTTGACAACATTCTTTTCGCCAAATACTTTTTGAATCTCTTTTACTGAGCTAGGTGCTAGAGTCGGATAATATAATGCACGGCCATTTGCTAGGGGTAAAAATGCTAAATCGAGATGAAATGTTTTGCGATCGATTGTTCTCAGTGTGTGCACAGTGGGTGCCAACGAACCCAGTTCCTCTTTCAATATCCTTGAAACTGCTTCAATCCCCTTGAGGGTTGTTCGACCTCCTCCATATCCGAACCATATATGCGTATTGTGATGAGACCATCGAGTATCTCCGCCGCCCTCAAAATAGAGACCGTCTTCTTCGGGTAGGTATCTTATTCTCAGACCCAATTCTGTTTTAAGGTATTCCGCAAGAATGATTTCTTCTCCTCTCCGTGATGGGTTATGATATCGTGCCATAATTGCAAAATCATTTACAATTATAGCGGTATCTGTTATGTATATGCTATCGTGATATTCTTTTGAGCCTGGAACAACTTTGACCTGTATATTGTGGGATTCGATGTGCTTTTTAAAGCGGGCAAATTGCTCTTCTGCTCTTCTGCGGTCAAATTCGGGTTTCACATCTTCAATTGAGAAGTATTCTGGTGAGCCCAAAATGATGACTTGCTTAGTCATTTACACTACTGTATTTTAGATAAACGCTTCGTCTTTCGTTTGCCACCACCCCGCTTAAATCGGTGCTTCTGTGTCTTCGGAACACACATATATCCGCAGAATTTATTATAATTCAATCCTGTATCCTTATAATCACTTGATGCAATTTTGGGGTCATAAATGGGACGCTTTGTTGCGTCTAAATGTGTTACATTGGTTGCCCCTGGCTTATGCGACCAATATCCATTGGAATCCTGTCGCCAGAAATGATAATCATCGCCTTTCGGCGAGACTTTTGGCACTATTTTCGCCATTCCAGGGGGGCATTTTGCCTCAAATGATGACATTTTTATTCCTGGAACATCGCCCATGAGTCGGGCTACAAGGTCTGGACATCGTTTGCCCTTTACTTGCGACCATTTTGGATAGCCACTTGCACGACCGGGCTGTGGAAATGGTATAGGGCAGGAATTCTTTGTACATTTCTGGATTTTTGGCATTTTATAATAATCAAATGCATAGGCAAAGCAATTGTGCGATTCCTTTACTCCCTTGTACTTGTTATATCTTGCTGGGTTAAAGTCGGGCTCCGCACCCGTCAATGGCGCTCGTCTTGGGCAAAAATTAAGGTGTTTTGCACAAAAAGGCGAGCCTTCGAGTGGCGGATTTTTACACGATGCGATACACTGGCATCTTGCGATCGGTTTTTTAACCTTTCTCGTTGCCATCCCTAAATAATGCTTTTATTTTTCGCTCCTCTCGGGTTCACTCGGGCAAAACGACAACATTCAGGGATTTATCGGTTGGCGACCCATTATCCACGGGTGAATTTACTTCGGATATTTCAAGTTCGGGTACTGAGGTTTTTTGCTCTTTTTGCTCCTTTTGCTCCTTTTGCTCTTGTTGCTCCTTGGTGCGCTGTGATTTGATAAGTGAATTCATAGCATCCTTGACGGGTTCAGGTACTTGTACCATAGAGTTCAGTGGCTGATCTGGAGACGGCGGATATAATTCTATTCCAGCCGAGGTCTTTTGGGCGGTTGATGGTGTCTGTGCTGGTTTCTCCTCCGCTTTGTAATACTCTTCTTCGACTTGTTTCATTTTGATTTTTTCGATATAATGTGTAAAATACACAAATTGGTTCCTATGTGTCGGGTTATTGTGATGAATTAGATGACCTGAATACCGACCGGTTAAACTGAAGTATTGCCATCCCTCACTGCGTAATCGACCGAGGGTTGTATTCAGGAAATAATACTTTTTATCAATCTTGTATAAGGTAAGCATCGCATTAAATACTGTAACAAATATGGAAATCGTGAAAGTACTCCAATAAATATTTATACTGGAATTCGAGCGATCACTGAATGAGTTTTGTATAGATAGTAGAGCGGGTACAAGAAGAGAACCGACCGTGATAATGAAATGACCTATGAAAAACATACAGGAGTACTTTTGAGCACGCCACTGAAAATTTTCGACCATATCAAAGTAACGCCGTTGAATGATTTCCTTTTCAACGGGAGAGAGTTCCAGATATGGAAGGATTGATTGAAAATTATTTCGGTCTCGGTATCGAATACAACATAACCAGTTTGTACGAATTGTATATGGAGCTACATTGTTCTTACCAATTGTTACAACTGCATCTGCCATATAGGATACTACATAATAGCACACATAAAAATTGAATTTGCGTGTTGATGCGGAGTTGATGTAGTAACCTATAAATGGCAAGAATGTTCTATGCACGCAATCTCATATTTTATCCAGGCGAGATATCGGATAACAATCATGAATTATCCGATGAAATACTTGTTCCATATGATCTCCTAGGATCTCTTGTTGATATGTTTAATAATGACGAGCCTCTTCTTGTCCGTATTAAAAACATGGACACTGGGTTGTCGTATGTGGTTGCATTCTCAGCGTCGCATCGCTATGACAAGAAAATTATTTATATGCCGAATTGGATTCTGGATATTATTGGGCATGATGGAATAACGAATTCACTTATAAGCATCACAAAGATCAATGAAGATATTCCCGTTGCGAGTAAAATCGTAATCAAACCACTTGATCCTCGGCCATTTGAATATGGTATTATCGATTGCTTTGAGAAAGCGATGATGAATCTTCATTCAGTGCAAGAGGGGATTACTATTCCTATAACGCTATTTGATGATACGCAAATATTTGCGTATATTCAAACAGTTGAGCCGGCTCCCCTCGCACGTATTGTAAATGGCGAAGTCGTGGTGGATTTCATTAACGATTTTATTGTTCCGCTTGTGCCAGAACCATCTGCGCTCTTGGCGCCTCCGCCGTCGGCTCCTTTGGCGGAAATGGCGGATATGGTAGAACCATCTGCGCCCCTGGCGCCCCCAGTCGAACTATCGATCGAAGAGCGTCGCAGACAAGTACGGGAATCATATCTTAAGCGCTTCAAGCCTTTTCCAACCAGCTCATAGATACAACTCAATACTTATATTTTTTGTATTGCAGGAAGAAGTTCACCATGAAATCGCCTATCAAAATAATCAATCGAACGCACAAAATTTGCCCGTGGATAAAAAGCAATTGCCCGTTTTGATTTAATTAATTTCATCGCATCTAGACCCCGCATTTTATTGAAAACAATCAAGAAAAATGCAGTTGATGCCGCACTCCGTTGCATTCCCGCCATACAATGTACGAGTATTGTTCGACCTTGTATATATTCTGTCAGAATTCGGTATGCGATTTCGGATGACCATAGTTCCATATTTCGAATCTCTTCCTCTTCTAAATTATCATCCACAGGAACTCGGAACTTCTGCGGAATGCTCGGAGAGAAGGGTAGATTCTTTGTACAATTGAAAACCGCTGTTATATTGTTCTTTTTAATAAACTCCTCATCCTGCGAGGCTTTCGCATTACCAAGCCAGAGTCTCGGTATGATTTCATTCGCATCTGCCGAGTTTTCCATTTAATAGTACTTGCTTCAATAATTCTATTCGGCCATACGCACCTAAAAAAATTGATGGCGGTTATACTACGTATAATACTCTGTGTCAAAATGCCACTTACCCGCCACTTTTATGCGGTGGATGAAGTACAAGTTGCACTACTATACACCACTTCCCACGGGAAAATCCAAGAAGCACTCTTTTGGTGTAAGGAGCTACTAATGAGTGGGTATGTGGCTGAAACGATTTCCCTATTATTTGAGTCCTGGCTCTGGCATACAGGGTCTCGTAAACTCGAGTGGCTAATCAATGCGTCTCGAATGCTCTCCTCGGATGAATTATCCGAAGACGATATTCTACTGTGCACATATCATCTGGCCTCCATTCGCACGAAGGAGCGAGACAGTTCTATCTGGAATATTCTTGTACTCACCGTGCAAAACCCTGAAAAAATGCCCGACCACGTGTCCCCTAAAACACCACCGTCTTTGGGATCTCTGGCAACCAACGATCCCAAAGAGGTCTACTTTATTCGTGCCATCTATCAAGGTAAAGCTCGGTCTGCCTGGTGGATTTCCCAGTACATATCGGATGACCGAGTGTGGGAGCTACTTAAATGGACTTCCAGCAATGTATTCACCGAATACGAATCCAAATATTCAGCGTGTTTTCAGGCTCTTCACGATTACGAGAAACTCTTCGGATACTCTTCTCCAAAGTATGACATCCTAGTACGATGTATGGCGGTACTATCCGTCTGCATTGGAGACAAACGAGCGTCATTTTGCGAGCCCATGAGCGATGGAATAGATGACCGATACAAGGAAATGCTGAGCGAAATGGATACATTTGTCGGGCTAAAAAGGAATCGCTTATTTACAATTCCGAGCTACTATCTCTATGGAATAACCGCACGGGGACGAATCAAAATATCACAACACAATTTACTGCAAATAAATAATGTTGAAAAGAATATAATTGGATGTCCATTCTGGAATGAGGCCATTGCAGAATATGGTGCGGTGGACGAGGAAACACGCAAGATTACCTGGAATTCGGACGAAGCAATGGAGAACTTTTATGCCCAGTATTTTCCCGAGGATATTCCTGATGAATGGTCGGCCGAGGAAAAGAAGAAGTCACACGGACACGGGATATTGGGCAAGAATGATAAGCCCAATATATGGAAATACTCCCAAATCCATTTTCGGAAACCGAGCCATTTGGCATGGGGATCCTACAAAAAAGTGGAGGAGTATTTGGAAGAGCTTAGCGGTCAAAACAAGATGGGACACTGTAATGCTATTCGCATTCTCGATTTGTACAACACTCCAGAGGACTTAAAGGACTTAAAGGACTTAAAAGATGTGATGCAACTGGCTCCTGTTAAGCGAATCAAATGCGTTTATTAGCCTTTCGTGTCTTACGGGGCATGGAAAATTTCGGCTTGCACATTGATCTGCCAAAAATAGCGCATCCAATTCGTGCTCCACTGTGTCCCGTTATTTTACTATCTTCATACTCGCCTTTTCCTAGATCATCTTCGTCCTCGTGGACAATAATCGAGCGACCCCATAGATTCTTAACGGATACATTCTTCAAATAATACTCTTTTTTGACTTCTTGTTTGCCGGCTGGAATCTCAATATTTCCTAGGTCACCCGTATGTCTTTCTTGGTGTATATGCCTTTGCTTATGGGGCGCATCACCGTGTACATGATTTCCTATATCATAGTGTGCACAGAGTCCTTGGCATCCTTCGCCTCGTAGATCACCCGCTTTATGAATATGAAACCCGTGGAGGCCTTTGGGTAGCTTCGTAAAATGTGCAACGAGCTTGACTCCGTATTTAAAATCGCTTGCGATAACAGTTCCCTCAATCTGGGGTGTTTTTAGGACAGCGATGGCCATGGCCATTCTTTATTGTTATATTAGATTATATTAGATTATATAATCCTACTCCTTATCAATTCTTTCATAAACTTTCGCTGTTTTCTAAATATGGTTTTACATCGTTCGTTAATGATATCATGTTTATCAAGGTCAAACTGTTCTGCTTCATAGGATTCAATTGCGATGGATTTACACTCCTCCAAGTACCAGTGCTGTGGAGCATATACGATGGCTTTTTGTAAAAATAGAATGGTATGAGTTGAGAAATAGTATTCAAGTTCCTCCATCTTAGTGAGTATAAAACTAAGAAGGAGCTCCCGACTTTCGGGCGTGTCCAGAGAAACAAGACAATACTTTATAGCTCTCATTGTGAGTGTAGGCTTATTGTACATATACCACTTTTTCATACTAAAATTAGATTCCCTCATAGTGGTTAGACCCCACAGGAGTTCTCCATGTGCCTTTAATTGCTCATAAATTCTGAGAATCTGAGTATATGTGAATTGGACATTATTGGCAGGATTCCTGGGATGCTGTGGAATTGCGAAACCGCCCTCCTGGTAATATAGTTTAGACTCAATGTGATTTGCGAGGCTCCTCGCATCAAAAATAAATTTCATTCGGAACCGCCAATCATATAGAATGACTTCTTTTTCGGGAGGATTCAGTGTTATAGGGTCGACATCTTTCTCATACGTTGCATTCATTTTATAGACACGCCATAGTGCCCAGAGCTTTTTGAAAATAGTCCGCATGCGGAGTTCACGAATGAATGCAGTGTAGAGTTTGTCCTGGAAGTCCTCGATATAAGGATCCTCAAGGGCTTCGGAGGAAAACTTGGATAGAAACATAAAGCGGTCTTTGATTTTTTTAGGTATTTTTGACAGGCACTTTCGGACAAAAATATTGGGCTCTAGGGTCTCATTAACTAGTATATTTTTACCGTCCGTATCAGTTAAATCAATGATTTCGCCTGATATAAGTATGAGTTGATTGGACTCTTCGACTCTCTGTCGCTTTCCTCTAGGACTAACTGCATTCACTGCATCCAGTGCCTCTTCCCGTCGTCGCATACGACCAATACTACCACCCCATTCATTCTCTTCTGACATTAATACTAATTAATCACGATTTGTTTTAGGCACTTACGACTGTGTAATAAATAATTTCACAGTATTTTTCTTTCGATTGAGTTTTCCCACAATATCACCCTTTGAATTATAGACCGTTGAAAGATTGACCCAAAGAGGGGGGAGCGTGGGAATATCCCGAAGCCGTTGCAGTTGAATAGGATTTGTGCCACTAATAATTGTCATTCGTTTTGAACGATGAAATGCGCAGAACTCACTTCCATATACAACTGGTTTTCGGCAATATAATGTCAGTTTGTCGTTTTGTAGATATGCCTGACATTGATTGGAGTCTGCATGAGAATCTAGAATGAGCACTTTTAGGGATTCTGTTGTAGGGAGAACTCGCTTCTGTAGTTCCTTTTCTGGGACATTTAGCCGTTTGGCTAGTTCACCTATATATCTCTTAGATTGCGCAAGGAGGACGGATTCCAAATTCTCCCATAGGAGACGAGGAACTCGGTATTCCATTTTGATTCAATATAACACACGCTATTTTCGATGCGTGTGTGTTATATTCAATTTTATTTATATAGGAGATGAAGAATGAACGCACCCCAAAATAATATATGGGGACCGAATCTATGGATACTTCTTCATTCCATGGCGGAAAAATGCGGTACATCTCCAAATGGAAAGCTTCCCCAAGAGGAAACACGCTTGTGGTCTGGATTACTATCAAGTCTACGATTTTCATTACCGTGTCCACTTTGTAAACGACACTTTACGGCCTACTACCAGTCAAATCCCATACATGATGTATCGAAGGAGTTTATGCGGAAGTGGCTATATACTCTGCATTCGAATGTGAACACAAGTATTGATAGGACAAATCTTATTACTCTTGAGCAAATGCCTGAGATTTATGAAAAACCCATTAATTTCAATGTGCATTTGGATTTTGTTGGACACCAGATGTATCAGGCTGTGCGATTGAATGTGTGTACTCGGGATGATGTTGTAAAAACTATACGCTTTTTAAGTGAAATGAAGCAGTTTTATGGGTTTTTCTAGGGGTTTCAAGTCATCGGTATACATGCAATTGGCCCATTATTAATTGCACTTGGTGGTAGTAATCTATTTGCAATTCCGAACAGATCTGATAGGCGATCCTGACCAACTGCACTGAGCCCTTGGTAGAGTCCACTTCCAGCAAGTATAAACGCTAATGTAGTTATAATCCATCCAAAAGTACTCTCGCATCCTGAATAGAGTCGCAATCCTAATACAATAAGGGCAAATACAATGACTGTTATCATTGCAATAACTGCTTGGGATTTTCTATTCGTAATTTTTGGATGTATGTCGCTATTTGTATTTGTATTTACATCAATTTCCATATCAGGTGAGTCCCGATTAAATAATTCAAGGGCATTTGTAAAAATGTACCCTACAAAGAATGATATCATTGCAACATATTCGCTTGAAAGAACATTTTCCTTATGAGTGCCAGTTGGGGTTGTTAGTGTTGTATATGGTATAACAAGATTACATATGTCAGTTCTATTGGCTCCAATAAGTGATTGAGGTAATAATCCACCAATGAATGTATTAATTGCCCAAGCTAAAACTGGCACTGCCACTAAATATCCTAATAGGAAGAATAGCATTGCGTAATTTGCGGTAAAGAGTCCTAGAATGAGCATTGTACCCCCTAGTGTTAGGGGTAAAGTTGCAATACCGCCGTACAGGAAAACACGAATGTCCGAAAATATATCTTTTAATGTAGTCTTTATCTTGTCCATTCCCTAGAATTCTTTGGGATAATATTTTGTCCGATGAAGATGGCGGAGTGTCAAAACCTAAAAGTATATATCCTGCATAGACTAGAATATGGTGAAGACGGTCAAGACGAAAGAGGATCGTTTAAAAGAGGGCGTGAATCTCCTGAAACAATTACAGAGTGGGGGTGTTAAAAATATGAGCCCTGGATATCAGGAACTCAAGGGAAAAATTACGGACTGGGTCAATTCGGAAGATGGGTGGGAGGGCTCCATTTCTTTTGCAGAATATGGGCGGGTTGCAGAGGTTGAATTACCGAAGTGGAATAATAAGTCAGCGGGACTGAACTTTAAGGTTGTGAAGAGACACTAATGCACTTTTTGGGAAAAAGTGCGCAAAAAACTGAAGGCACTTTTGCACTTTTTGGGAAAAAGTGCGCAAAAAACTGAAGGCACTTTTGCACTTTTTAGAAAAAAGTGCGCAAAAAACTGGGCACTTTTGCACTTTTTAGAAAAAAGTGCGCAAAAAACTGGAGGGCGTGCGCAAAAAACTGGAGGGCGTGCGCAAAAACTGGAGGGTGTACGCAAAAACTGGGGGGGCACCTAATAAAAAGTTCGAGTCTAATATTACTGACCACTATTTGATTCGACAAGCAACTAGTTCATTTGATATATCCCGATTACAAATCGCAGACGACAGGACAATGGTCGGAGCCAAAATACTCTGTTAAGCAGTCCGCATTGCGAACTTTGGTTTCATCCGATGTCAGGATTAAATCAATTCGCCATCCCAAATTTTTCTGCCGTGAATTATGAAAGTTGCTGAAATATGAATACTTTACGGTTGTAGGATTTGCTACACGAAACGAATCTACAAAACCTACTTTGAGTAGTTTTTGAAATTCGGCACGTTCTTCCGTGGAGAATCCCGCAACCATTGATTTTCCTTTCGGATTATGAATATCAATTTCCATTGGAGCAATATTAAGGTCTCCACAATAAATCACTTGTGTCGGTATTTCTTTTTTGAGTAGTGCCAGGTAGTTCCGCATAAGTGCCTCCCATTCAATGCGTTCAGACAGTCGGGCGAGTTCATCTTTCGAATTTGGAACATATACTGTAACAATAAGAGCGGTTTTGAACTTAGCGGTTATAATACGACCTTCATTCATAAATTCTTGGTGTTTGTATGCACCGATTTGTTCTTCAGTATACATTTGGAAATCGTAGGAAATCCATTGTGGTTTTTCATTTGTTAGAAGTGCCACGCCTGAATAACCCTTCTTTGATTTCGAATGATTCGTAAAGATGTATTTGAAATGCTTCTTGAGATGCTCTAGATCCTTTGAGTCTTGTGTCTTAATTTCTTGGAGGCAGAGAACATCGGGTTTCTGCTCGGTTATAAGGGCAGTTAGGCAATTATCTTCAGAAGTGCCTGTCTTTTCACCTGATTTGATTTTACCTGAGATAGCACGGACACCATTGACATTGAATGATATGATACGCATTTTCAGGATTGGAATTTAGTCGGGTTTGTGTTCAATTTTTTATTATTGAGTGTGATTGGTGAGTGATTTTGTGAGTTATTTTTAAAAGGTACTTACGTCATTATTAAATAAGTACCATTCCATATTATTGTGAGTATTGTTCCTGAACCATAATTCACAGTTACGGAATTATTTCCTCCATCTGTCATTGTAATATTACATGTTTCTAGTACATTATTTGAAGGATAGAATCCTAGTTGAATTTCCGGTCCAATAAAATTTGGTGATGATGGCCCATACGCCTGTGATCCACCTCTTAGAAACATATAAAATGAAGTCATACTTTTAATTTGTGAGTAGTTAATTGTGATATTAAAACCCGTAATAGTATAAACTGGATGACTAAATGGATTATATGGATTAAGTGTATTTGTTATAATGCAAAATGTACCATTCATTGACGGTAGAAGATTATAAGTTAATGTAAAATTACTATCAAGTGATTGATAATTAAATAATGAACCATTTATAGTTATATTATTTTGACTAAATATTTGTCCATTGAGTGATACAAATGAAACTATTTGTCCTGATGATGACATTGCAACTGATGTAGATAAATATGAAGGATCTATATTTGATGTAGGAATTATAATCCAGCTATTTCCATAATCAGTTGAATAATAGCTATTGGTACCTTGATTACCACTACTAAGAGTAGAACCATAGATTGATAATCCTTGATATTGTCCTGATGCACACATGGCTATATCTGTAACACTTCCAGAAGGTGTACCAATTCCTGATACTGTTGAAAAGTTTGTTCCATAGTTGGATGAAAAATAAGTATAACCATTTGCTCCAAAACTGGCTCCTCCTGCAGCTGTAATAAATTGACCTGATGACGAAAGGGCTACAGCATAGCAGGGTGGTGTAGATGCAAATTGTATTAAATTCCAAGAGGTGGATGAACCATTTGACTGTGATATATATATACCACCGACTGTAGATGATGATGAATATCCAATTACAATATATTGTCCTGATGCTGACATTGCAACCATATTATAAGTATTTGATATTGGTAAACTACTAGTTGAAATTTGAGCCCATGTTCCAGATGCAGATGGCCCAGAGTTTGATGATAAATATACTCCATTGTTTGATGTAATTGCAATTTGATACACCCCAGATGCTGACATTGCTACTCCTGTATAGACAGACGAACCTGATAATCCTGAAGTTCCTGATGTACTCCATGAAGTTCCAAAATTATTTGATGTATAGACTTGTCCAGTTGAAGCTACAACAATTTGATACTGACCCGATGATGACATAGCAAGGCCTGTAAAGTTGTATTGATTTGTTAATGATGATGTAGTCCAAGTTCCTCCATAATTTGAGGAAGTATTTGCATATATCTGATATAATGATGTCCAAACAGGTGCACTAAATATTCTTAATTGATATTGTCCTGATGAACTCATTGCTAATAGTTTATTTGTAGTATTAATAACTGGAGTAGGGATATTTATTTGTGTAAATGAAGGGGGAGAGTAAGAAGTTAGATTTGATCCATATACAAATCCACTGTTTGAAATTAGAGTACAGGACCTTGACCATCCACCCGCCCCGTATTGCATTAATGGATTTAGACAAATACCCGTAAAAATTCCTCTAGAATTATTTGTAGAAGGTAAAAGTACTTCAGCAGAACCTAAATAATTTGTTGTAATATTTGATAAAAAATATACAGTTCCAATTGATGATAATACTACAAAATAGTAACGATTAGTAACAGATACAGATATCCATGGTTGTGAAGGCAAATATGTAGTACTAAGTTGTGTCCAATATCCAGGGAAGCTATTTGGCGGAGTTGTAACATAGTAATATCCTACTCCTGACGATGATACAAGAACTACAGTTACATCAGTTTCAGTAGTTCCTGCTGAGGCTGAATATATTCCTGCAGAAACAGAAGTCCAATTAATACCTGATGGTAAAAGAGATGCCGAAGTAGTCCAAACAATTGTAGCAGGACTACCTGCAGTAATATAACCAGTAGCAACGTTTCCATTACTACTACAGACTACTGCTATATTTGCATGTATTGTTATCCCTGTAAAACTAGCTGTTATTCCTGTAAATGGTGCACCCGCAGGTACTATCGATTGAACCCATGATGAACCATTGTAAAAATATACATATCCATTTGATGAACATACACCACCATAATTTGTTGGATAACTTGTATTTGAATTATTGCCAAACGATATACTGGTATAATTATTAGAAGTTGGTATAAGAGAAGTATTAATTTGAGTCCAACCTGATGTAGGGGGGCTTGCATTACTGCCAAATGCATTATACCATACACCACTTCCATTTGAAGCTAGATATGTTCCATTTATTGTAACTGATACTGAAGTCCAATTAATTGCTAAACCACTAAATGCTGAAAGAGATACTTGTGACCAAGTACTGCCATAATTTGTTGAATAAAAAATGTATCCTGATTGATCTCCTATTATTTGTAATACTCCAGTTTCATTTATCCCAACACATGATAAATTTTGTAATGAATTTAAAATTGCAGTTTGTACAATATTATTTCCAAAATTAGAATTTGCGGTTGTTATTTCACTATATATATCTGTATTTGATTGGGTGGGTATGTTACTACTAATATTATATACTACTTCATTTGTGGTTGTGTTATAGCACAGTGGAGTTGTCTGTGTTGCATCGGATCTTATTGGTTTTATATATGTTCCTTGTTGTATTGCAGTAATTTGACTTGCACTTGCATTTAATACAATTGAGCTTTGTGATTGATTTGTCTGTACAGCATTGGTACCAATTGCGATAGCATTTTGTCCCTGTCCTGTTACTGCAGCTTGATAGCCTATTGCAATTGCACCTGAGGCTTGTCCTGTTTGTCCTGCATTTGCGCCGATTGCAACTGCATTTTGTCCTTGTGATTGTTGTCCTGCAAACTGACCGATTGCAACTGCATTTTGTCCTTGCCCAGTATTTCCTGCTTGGAATCCTATTGCAACTGCTCCTGGTTGTTGATAATTTTGTCCTGCTTGGAATCCTATTGCAGTTGCATTTTGTCCTTGTGATTGCTGTCCTGCATTTGTTCCAATTGCAACTGCATTTTGTCTTTGGTATTGTTGGCCTGCTGAACTACCTATTGCAACTGCATTTGTGCCTTGGGAGTTCTGTCCTGCACTAAATCCTATTGCAGTTGTATTTTGTCTTTGTGTTCCCTGTCCTGCTTGGTATCCTATTGCAACTGCCTGTATTCCTTGTATTTGCTGTCCTGCAAATGTTCCAATTGCAACAGAATTTAGTCCTTGGTATTGTTGGCCTGCTTGATAACCAATTGCAACAGAATTTATTCCTTGTAATTGTTGGCCTGCTGAACTACCTATTGCAACAGTATTTGATTGTTGATTTGTATACCCTGCTTGATAACCAATTGCAACTGCATTTTGTCTTTGGGATTGTTGTCCTGCTTGATAACCCATTGCAACTGCATAAGTTTCTTGTCCTGTTTGTCCTGCACTAGAACCTATTGCAATAGCGTACTGTTGTTGGCTATATTGACCTGCATTTGCACCAATTGCAATTGCATCACCTCCTTGTTGTTGGAATCCTGCCAATGCACCTATTGCAACTGCTTGTGTTCCTTGAATATAATATCCTGCAGTGGCACCAATTGCAATCGATTCGAGTTGTTGTCCTGTTGCACCTGCATTATATCCTATTGCAATTGCATTTGTTCCTTGTGATTGTTGTCCTGCTGAATTACCTATTGCAATGGCATAGGTTCCTTGTCCTGTTTGTCCTGCGCCAGAACCTATTGCAATAGCGTACTGCTGTTGTGCATATTGACCTGCAAATTGCCCCAAAACGACATTTGTCGTCGATACAACCCATTTAGTGCCGTCCCAGTAAGGATACTGTCCCCAGGTTGTACCATTTGGTTGGAATGTACCGGTTGGACCAGTTGATCCTGTTGCTCCCTGTGCTCCTTGGGCTCCTGTTGCTCCTGTGTAACCCTGAGCGCCTTGGGCTCCTTGAGCTCCTGTTGCTCCTGTGTAGCCCTGAGCACCTTGGGCTCCTTGAGCACCTGTTGCTCCTGTGTAGCCCTGAGCACCTTGGGCTCCTTGAGCTCCTGTTGCTCCTGTGTAGCCCTGAGCACCTTGAGCTCCTGTTGCTCCTGTGTAACCTTGAGCTCCTTGAGCTCCTTGAGCACCTGTTGCTCCTGTGTAACCCTGAGCTCCTTGGGCTCCTTGGGCTCCTGTTGCTCCTGTACGCCCTTGGGCTCCTGTTGCTCCTGTTGCTCCTGTTGCTCCTGTGTATCCCTGTGCACCTTGGGCTCCTTGAGCTCCTGTTGCTCCTGTGTAGCCCTGAGCACCTTGGGCTCCTTGAGCTCCTGTT